CAGTAAATATTTCTTTGTAGTGAGGGTAGCATGATTGCAGGATATATAAAAAAGCGCTCCGAAACAGACTATGTAGTCAACTGCGATGCCCAAGGCACGGTGTCCATCATAGCTCCGCTTGGAACACTGGAACTCAAGGAGGATAAGGCGAAATGACTGACAGGGTAAAGACATCACTGGGGAAAATTAGCGCGGGTTTGGGGATTATCATCACCATTGTGACCCTTATTGCAGGTGGGGTGCGCATTGTTGACCTCACCAGCCAGACTGCCTCCACGGTGGCGATACTGAGCGAGCGCATCGAGGATGAGCAGACCGAGCGCATCTTACAGGATAACATCCTCAAGGACTCAATCGTGACCGAACGTGAGGAACGCAAAGCCGACAGCGCCAAGCAACTGGTCAAGCTGGCCGAGATTGACACCAAGCTGTTCTACCTCCAACAGGGGCAGGATCAAATTCTCTCATACATGAACAACGAGCGAAACGCACGCTGACAAAAGGAGCATACCATGCCAGACCAAGCAATCCAATCGATAAACCAACACACGCAGAAAACCAGCCTCGACTGGCTGTTCAACATCCTCGTCCAACCATCCACGGGAACAGGCAGCGGGGTAGCCCCTGCCGTCCATGAGCAGTACGGCCTCTCCCTCGACCTGCTGAGGCAAGCCTTGGTGGAGGTTGGCAATGTCGTGAACGTGCTCACCACCACGGTTCCAGGGAAGGTGCTGGACGCTCGGCAGGGGAAGGTTCTGGCTGACCAGATTGCCGCTATCCTTGCACAGAAGGCGGCTGCCAACGGTATCGCCACACTCGGAGCTGACGGCAAGATTCCCTCTGCACAGATTCCTTCAATCGCACTCGTGGACGTATTTCCCGTGGACTCAGAAGCGGAAATGCTTGCCAGTGGTGCCGAACAGGGCGACATGGCAATCCGCAGTGATACCTCACAAGTATTCATCCTCTCAGCCTCCCCTGCGACTACTATAGAGAACTGGATTGAGCTGAGTGCCTTGAAAGCCTTGGTCGATGCCGCCATTGCCGACCTTGCTGGTGCTGGACGGACAACCGAGACGGTCAAGGGTAATGCGGATGCGATTGCACTGCGTGAACTGTCAGCCAACAAGGTTGTAGCCTTTCAGGAGACTCCCGACGACACCCATTACCCCTCCGAGAAGCTGATGGACGATTCTCTGGAAGCAATCAGGGGTGTGGATTACACCGATGGCACGCTGAAGAGCCACGAGGATAGGCTCGACACACTTGAATCTGACGACACCACCGAAGGCTCTGTGCTCAAGGCGGTGAAGGATGTGGTTGACCCGATTGATACACGGCTCACAGGATTGGACACCCTCACCTACGAGGGGATTACATACATGGTAAGCAGAAAAATTGAGAACGGTCACTTGGTGACTGTATACACGGAGGTGGCATAATGCCAATAGAAGTAATTCATCCTAATAGCATCCAGATGCAGAATCTGGTCGACAAGCCTGTCGCATATCCTGCACAGAACGAGTCAATCGCAATCGCAGTCGCTCCTGCAACAGGGACAGTCACAGTGCAGGCGGCGGCCGCTGTGGAGCTGAAGGCAGGTGCATCCGCACTCGCCGGGCGTACACGGCTTGTAATCAAGAACCCGAGCATCGACACGGCGGTGAGAATCGGCGGCTCGGAAATAACAACCAAGAGAGGCTACCTGCTTGAACCGCAGGGAACCGTGACCATCGAACAGAACAGTGCGACGGCTGTCGCAGTCTACGGCCGTTCCACCGGCTGGGAAGTAAGCCTGGAGGTGCTTGAGGCATGACATACCAACTGATTGATGCAGGGTCGGGAATCACCGACATACAGATGGATTTCTTTGATGAGGGTGTAAATCTCTCAGTGAGCCGCAAGGTTGCAGGGGATGCACAAAAGGCTTTGACGCAGGTCAAGGTGCTGGAAGCGGATGCCCGCAGGGATTATGCAGACCTCTTCCCGTTGCCGGAAGTTGTCATTGAGGATGAAGGGGGTATGCTGTGAGAAGCTACATGGAGCAATATACGGAAAACGAGCTGGCAAGGAACATCTTTGCAATCGAGGACGAGCTGACCTCCCTCTGGCTTGCAGGAGGCATGACAGGCATCACCGATGCACAGGTGCAGAAGGACTTCAGAAAGCGGATCGAGATTGCATCATTCGGACGCAATACCGTGCGCTTCGATGCGAACGGCCAACCGTCGGTGCTGGTGAAGTTTTCCCCGGACGACAAGTCACGGCTTGCCTATCTCTACGCAGATTCTACGACTGGCATGCAGTCTGCCTTCATCATCGATGGAAAGGCGAAGCCGTGGTACAGGGGCAAGTACCAGATGGGCCGTGTGAACGGCACCAACTACCCTGTCTGCCTCCGTGGCCTTGAGCCGTGGTACAACATCACCTTCGATGCAGCTCAGGCGGCCATCGTTGCAAAGGGTGCAGGCTACTGCCTTCCAACCCAGCAGATGGAAACGTTCATTGCCTTGGCATGTGAGCGTAACGGATTCGAGCCGGGCGGCAACACCTACTATGGTTCCTATTACTACGCACAGGACGAGAAGGGAATCGCATCAGGCATGTACAGTGGAGCCAACTATTACCACACCAAGGGTGGAAGCGGTCCGCTCTCGTGGAGCCATGATGGAACCCCGTTCGGGTGCTTCGATGTAGTGGGCAATACGTGGAAATGGACCGGAGCGCTGAGAACCGTAAACGGCGAGATTCAGACATTCGCCGACAACAACGGTGCAGGAACCCTCTCCACCGTCGCCGCCCATGCCGTTGCCTCGGTGAGCTGGAAGGCCATCGACGTAGACGGAAACCTCGTGACGCCGGAGGCTGGGGTATCGGCCTATGCGGATGCAACAGTCTATGCCACCGATGCGATTGTCATGCACAACGGAGTACGCTACAAGGCCCTCACGAACCACACCTCCGAATCGGCGACCGAGCCGGGAGTCGGGGCGTCGTGGCAGACCGTGTGGGTGCGCAAGGGAACCTTGCACTACGCATGGGATGGGGCCAAGGTGCTGCTCACCGACCATGCCGAGGGGCTTGATGAAACAACAAGGTCCGTGGCGTTCAGTGCATTGACGGCCAACATCAGCGTCCCTGAAATTGCGGTACATCTGGGCCTGTTCCCGAAGGCTTCTGGAAATTACAAGGGCACGCTGTACATCAGAGGCGGCGAGCGGATGGCGCTCCGAGGCGGCTACTTCAGCAACACGAACAGTGCTGGAGTGCGGTCGTTGAATCGCAACAATGGGCGGGGCGACTCGGACTACAGCATTGGGTCCGGCCTGGCTTATACAGGCGATTGACAACCGGACAACCGGCAACTGATTAACTGATGAAGGAGCAAGCGATGAATGAATTGTCGAGAATGGAAGTCAGGGCGGATGACATCATCCAGTATGGGTACATTGCCGTCAAGCAGTTTCCAAAGAGCGAGAAGTTCGTCCTTGCTACCCGAATCACGGACCTTATGTGGGAGATGGCCGCACTGATAAGCAGCGCGATCGACGCACAGTACAACAGCGACAAGATCAAGCTGATGAAAGAGGCGGACAAGGAGCTGAGGAAGCTGAGAATCATGGTGCGCAATTCCATGAAGCTGGGCTTCCTCCCGTTCCAGAAGTATGAGTACTGGTCGAAATTGAATGACGAACTTGGAAGGATGATTGGTGCATGGATGCACCAAATCTCGAATAGAAAGGGATAGGGTTGCAAAGAGCGGATGGCCCTCCGAGGCGGCAACTTCAACAACACGAACAATGCTGGAGTGCGGTCGTTGAATCTCAACAATGATCGGGGCAACTCGAACAACAACATTGGGTCCGGCCTGGATTATCTGCGCAGCCAGAGCGCAACACTCACGGGTGGTGCGAGAGCGCACAGAAGATAAGGAACGCTATTCCTACCGTAATGGTGAAGTGAGAAATGAATGAGGACGGCCCGGCAAGTACCGGGATTCCGGGAACGTGGGGCTCGTCCTCCCCTTATATCAGAAGGAGCATTGATGCCTAAGACATTCAATGGATTGTGGGATGACTTTGTGAGCTTCGAGAACCTGTACCGAGCATATGCGACGGCAAGGAGCGGAGGACACAGGGAGGACGCACAGGTGATGCGGTTCACGAGGAATCTGGAGACTAATCTGATAAACATTCAGAATCATCTCATGTGGGGGACTTGGAAGCCGAGTCCAGTGAACGCCTTCATCGTCTATGAACCGAAGAAACGGCTGATACAGGCCCCTGCCTTCGTAGACAGGATCGTGCATCACGCCTTCGACCAGGTTGCAGGGCACCTCTTCGAGAAAAAGATGGTGAACCAGACTTATGCCTGCCTCGAGGACCGTGGACCGCTCAAGGCGGTGCTGCAGATGCAGGAATACATACAGTCGTATCCGCAGGGACAGCGTCTCTATGCAATCAAGGGAGACGTACACCACTTCTTCCCTTCCATAAACCATGATTTTCTCAAGAGGCAAATACGCAGGACCATATCGGACAAGAGGCTCCTGTGCGTTGCGGATCTCATTATAGACCAGAACGAGCAGTTGGAAGGGCTGTACATCGGGTCCCTTCCATCCCAGCTCTTCGCCGGAGTGACGCTCACGCCGTTCGACCATCATATGAAGGACGACCTTGGGATAAAGCATTATGTGCGGTATATGGATGACTTCATCATCATATCCGACAATCTGGCATACCTGCGGGAATTGCTGAAGGATGCAGAGCGACAGCTCAACTCGGCAGGGCTTCAGATAAACCCGAAGAGCAAGGTAATCCCCATAACGCACGGAATAGACTTCTGTGGGTACAGGACCTTCAATGACCACTTGTTGCCCAGAAAGAGGAACGTGAAGAACGCACGACGCAGAATCATGCACCTCATCGAAGAGTATGACAATGGGAATGTAGAGCTGGAAAAGGTGAGAGCATCCATCATGTCGTTCCTCGGATATGTGTCGCACTGTTCGGCCTACAGGACGACCGAAAGGCTTCTTGGGGAAGCTCTGATAAACGCAAGGCCGTTGCTGAAGAATAAGGAGGTTGTATGAGTATACGAACCGACCACTTCAAGCACTTCTTCGTGTGCTTCATGGTGTCTGCCTTGGGAACTGTACCTTGGCAGATATGGCACCAGCGGTGGATGCTCTGGCTCCTTACAGCACTCGGCCTTCTGGCTGGGTTCTGCAAGGAGTTTGCGGACATCGGGGGAAGCGGCTTTGATTGGACGGACATCCTCGCTGATGTGGCGGGGATAGTGGCGGCGATGGGTGTGTTCGGGCTTACAGCCATAGGAGGGTGATGGATTGGAATTGCCGATGTA